CAGTAACACAATAATCATTCTTTATAACAATGGATCTTAACACACTCGCGTCAGCTGGTCTTTCAACGACGGCCATCTTGGTCATCTACGGCATCTATCGATTATGTCTTGTTCTCGTAGGACGGCGATTCGTGTCGCAGTGTTGCGAGAATGAAGTTCGAGTAGGTATCAATGTAGAAGAGTTCACACCACCATCGGAACACCCAATAAGAAGCCAAACTCATTTACATCAGCATCTTCACGCTGTTGGGTTCCGTAATGATCTTGCCGAATCGCATTCAGAACCTCTGTTGCTCCATCACCAAGAAAATCAAGTAAGTATTGATATGCCCCAGCGCGACAGAGATGAGGAGGATAAGCTTTCTCTTGTATCAACTGCGTCATCCACCGCTCCACCCAGCACAGTAGGGGTTCATTGATACATCCAGCAGAGCAGTCTAATAACATACGCACATCACTCTTCGTAAGACGAGGAACCTTCTTCGGTTTCTCCTCTTTCGGTTCCTTCGGCTTACGCTGATCCTTTCCGAAAGGTGAACCCCATATATTCTTGGTCATTTATAATGAACGAGGTAGAAGAAGTCCGAAACTACGCCTTATCGGACGGAGACATTCGTCAGCTCTTAGGAAAGGGTGTTTCGCTGATGACTTACCCCCAACTTGCGGATAAGAGGTCGTTGGCCGAGTGTTTCGATTCAAAAGGTCGCTGTATCATTCTGTTCCTTACGGAAGATGAGCATACTGGGCATTGGTGTTGTATGCTCCGCACGAAGAAAGGGGTAGAGTTCTTTGATCCGTACGGCGACGAGCCGGAGGAACAGTTGGAGGATGTTCCGCAGTCTCGGTTAGAACAACTGGATCAAGATCAACCTTACCTTACGGATCTTATGCGAAAGAGCGGTATTCCGATTTATTACAACACCCACGCCTTCCAAAAAGAGCGTGGCGATGTGAATACTTGTGGTCGGCACTGCGTGTCTCGGCTGATATTCAAGGACAAGACGCTGGAACAGTACAAGAAGATTATAGATAAATCTGGACTGTCTCCGGATGATTTCGTCAGTGGACTGACCTACTTAGAAATTAAGAAATAGATGGTGAAACAAAATCCCAGTCTATCACAAATGAACCGCCAGATAGCATCCGTCAAGTTCGTAGGCGGAACGGATATGGATCCAGACTATGTGTACTACAACGCCGACATCGTGAACAACACGACGGACGATCAGACATCAACTGGCGACGCGATTCAAGATCCGAACATCGTGTTCAACGAGACTCGCGACTTCCCTATCTTGAACGACATCTCCAAATACAACTTCTCCATCGTGCGATTCACGATGAACGGAGCCAACTTGGACCTTCCGCTGTTCATCCCTAGCATTCGTCAAGGCACTGGCCAAGTCAATGTGAATCTTTCAACCTACGGACTGGCGATTCCTTATCAGCAGACGGTCTCGGTAGGCAGTGGTGTTACGGTAACGCCGTGGACATTTGTCGCTAACTTCGCAATCGGAGCTTATTGCTCTTATGTTAGCGTAATTAATGGGCTCACGCACTACGCCCAAGCCATTATCGCTAGTGGTCCGGCCAATCCAGCTGGACCTATCAGTCCAGATCCAGCCATTAACACCCAAGCATCAACCTACTGGACTCAACTCGGCACAAGTCCTCCCACCGCTCAAAATGTAACGCTCACAGCCACCCCTAAAACTCGCTTTGTGATCTATTCTCCCCAAGACAAGAATCTTCTCACTTCCCCTCTACCCCAATCTATGGCGAACGACAACTTCAAGGGTTTCTATGCGGCTGGAACGACCTACGCTGTGGGTGATATCGTGTCTTCTACTCCATTAGATACAACGGTAAGCCAAAACACCTTCAACGGTCCGTTCTACCAAGCCATCGCAATCACGACCGGCAATCTTCCCACCAACACGGATTTTTGGCGACTCATCGGAAACCAGCAAGGCCGTCAGCAAGATCTTGCGACTGGATACTATTTCATCTATACTTACCAGCGGTGGATGAACCTCGTGAACCTCACGATTTTCAACCCAGCTGATCTCCCCAACAACGCTACTCTCCTCGGTCGGGCAGCGTCTACTTGTGCGATCTGCGATACCTACTATGCCTTCCACGACGCGTGGGCACTGAACAACACATTGGGAGCGTTTCCTTACACTTCACTAACCGCCTTCTTGAACGCTACTGCCCAACCTCCGCAGATGACCTACGATGGTAATACCCAAAAGTTCACGCTCGACTTTGATAGTGATGGATATGGGTCTCGACTCACTGCTTTCACGCCATCAGCAGTACAAGGCGGTCTTTTTACACCTCCGGAGTTCAAACTCTTCTTCAACACGAACTTATACAATCTCTTCGCTAACTTCGACTTTCTCTACTGGAACACGATTTCACCAGCTCTTGGTCCGTATGCTGGTATTTCAGCTCCAACTGGGTATGTGTACGAGATTCTTGTGCCGAACAAGTATTACAAGGATGTATCTGACTACCGCCTCTCACCTTACGGCGGAACGCCTCCTCTCGGCTTCGTGCCGTATGCGAGTGGAAACCCCGCCGCCAACCCCGTCAGCGTCCTCAACGAGCAGAAGGTCTACTGGACGGTCACACAAGAGACACCTTCTACGGATACGCTCTGGTCTCCCATCTCTACTATCGTGTTCTCATCAGCCCTAATGCCGGTGAATCCAGAGGAGAACTCTGCGCCAGTTATCATCGGTCAAGGCAATATCGGAAACTCACAAGCCACCGCAAAGGCAGCCTTCACACGAGTCATCACCGATCTTGCTTTGGCGATGGAAAGGGGTGCTGCTTCTTGGAAGTCTTTCATCTACTATGTGCCGTCTGCCCAGTACCGTATGAGCGACTTCCTTGCTTCTCACCAGCCCCTAGCTGGTGTTGATGTCCAAGTCTTTTGGAAGAACCGTCTCAATAACCAACTCTATCCTATCTCAATGACGAACTTATCTTCTGTATCTTTCAAGATGATGTTCAAGAAGAAGGGACTACCGGACAAGGGAGAAACCGAGTTTGATTGAGGAGCATCCCACAAAACTTTCTGTATATAGAACATAAACCAAATGAGTGCCGACATTGAGAAGTTGGCCGTTTTCGATTCTCGTATCGTCCAGAGCCGCCCAAAGTACGCGGTTCAGAAGGGTGCCCTCTCTCTGACGAACGCTCCCTTCAACGCCATCTCGGCGACGAGCTCCCAGCACACCTACAACATCTATGTGCCGTCTGAAAATGTTTTTGTGGACCGTGCCGTAGAGTGGACATCTACTTGCTTCCTCACGCAGACGGTAACCTACACGAGCGACGCGACTTCCCAGTACCTAACGGCTACCCAAGTAGGCGTTCCTCTCTTTGTGCCCTCTGTGGACTGGGCTCTACCAGCCTTTCCCCTCAACTCTCTCTGCTCCACGCTGACGGCCACGATCAACGACACCACGAGCGTCATCAACTCCCAAGATGTACTCAAGGAGGTTCTCCGTCTCTGCGACTACAAGAAGAACCGCGTCCAGCGTACTTGCCCCACGATGCTGGATAAGTACCAGTGCTACGACGATGGCTTCGGTGCTATCAACAGCCCTCTTACTGGCTACTCATCCCTCACGGACTACGCCGAGCCCCAGAACGGCCAGTTCGGACAAGTCGGTTTCACGACCTCTACTGGCGCTGCTGTCGCCAACGGTACATACTACCTAGCTGGTGCGGCGGTTACTCGTCCAGCTTCGGCGACGGCTGGTGTCTATCAGATCATCAACGGTCTACCTTGCCTTGCGACTGGAGTAGATGGAACCGTATGCCCCGGTCCTTACACCTTCTGTATCGGATTCACGAGCACGGAGAAGATCGTGCTCTCACCCTTCACATTCTCTGATGTTCACGAGTGGGACACTGGTCTGTTCGGCATCAACAACATCCAGCTGATTATGAACTTACAGACTCCTTCTCGCCTCACTCGTTTCTCTGGTATGCGTTTCGCTACCCCAGCGGCGGCCGGAGCTCCAACTGTAAGTCAGACCCAGTCTCTCGTCAGTGGTATCGCGTCCGTCGTGACGGCTTACAACACCACGACTGCCTTCACGAACTCGGTCGTCAATGTTCAGTTCCTAACGCCTTCCCTTGATGTTCCCCTACCTCCCAAGTCAGTGGTTCCCTACCTCGAGTTTCCTCGATACATCACGAACTACACTACTGGTTCCGTCGCTCCCGGCGATAAGATTCAGATCCAGTCGCAGACCATAGAAGTATGTGGTTGTGCTGCTTAATAAGGCAGTGCTCAGTTCTCTTGGTGAATCAACACCCCAGTGCGGGAAGTCCCTAAAGCTTTGACTACCACCCTCCGCCGAAAGGTAGGAAGGGGAACGGCGGTAATGTCGCCTCTCAATGGTAAGAGCGTCAAAGATATAACAATGGGTAATCCGCAGTCAAGCACCTCTATGCCGTTACGCAAGGCAGTGGTGAAGGCTCAACGACTATATGGGAACGCGGAACTTAACGAGTTTAGCAAACTCGGTTTCGGAAGATATAGTCTAGACCCCGTCCCGAGCGACGAACAAAATATACCGAAAGGTAGGGTAAACTTCGAACTCTCCCTCAGATTCCAGACCTACTCATCATCTATGTTAAGAACGGCCTAACGACTGGAAACTTTGCCGACTCATATATGCCTATCCAGTCTCGCTACTATGGTGTCGCCAATCCTCTATCAGTCAACTTCGATAACTTTTCCGGTCTGCTCTCGTCTCAAACGGCCGAGCAACTGTACGCGATGTCCGTCAAGAACGGTCTAGATATGGACTGGTCAACTTGGAGCGGTCAAGCGTATGTTGGTCAAGCGGCAGTGGCGACGAGCGGAGCTGCTCGTTACACCAACCCAGTCACTGGCGGTAACAACCAAGGCGTTCGTGCCGTCCCACAAGGCGGTGCGGTTCCCTCTCTCGCTCTTGGTGCGGTCGGTGGCGGTGGTGCTGGTCGCGTCCCAACGGTCGGCTCCATTCTCGTCCTCAAGCCTTCCCAAGACATCACACTCCAAACTGGCCAAGCGCCAAGTCTCGTAAAGGGAGGTTTCTCCTACTGCGAGTGTGCCTATTAATAAGTAGGTGCTCATACACGATATGCGTGAAGTTCCCAAAGTCAATCCTACCACCCTACCGACGAAAGTTGGATAGGG